CGGCAATTGCGACTTGAAGGCCTGCGTCAGGTCGAGCCGATCGTCCATGCGCCGGAGCAAATCCTTGGCGAGGAATTCAGGATTGATCCCCGGCAATTGCATCAGCAGCGGATAGATGCGCTGGGCCGTCGCCACCTCCTGCGTGGCGTTGGGCCGCCCCATGCTGCCCGCCTCGATCTCAAGCAGCACCTCCTGGGCGATGTCCTGGCGCGCAAGCTCGGGCCAGATGCAGCCCTGTCCGACGATCTTTTCCACGGTAGCTTTGCTGACCTCGGCGAGCAGCATCTGCCCGCCGTTTCGCGCAAGCTGCGTCAAGAGATCGTTGAGGTCATCGATGTTTGATCCCATCGACGTCATGCGCGAGCCCTCGGCGATCTGCGCCTGTGTCGCGGTGGTGTCGCTGGTGCCACCCAAATTTGCTTCTTGGATGCCGGTGGTGCGCAGCACGTCTTCGTAGACCGGGTTCACCTCATAAAGATTAGGGTCTATCCCTGGCCCACTGTAAGCCTGCATCAAATTTTTGATGTCCTGATTTGGCTGCAGCGCCGCAAGCTCGACAACGTCGTTGGCCTTGCGCTCCTCCAGCTTGAGCATGTCCTCTTCATCCATGCTGCCCGCCACCACCGCAGTGAACGGTCGCGCCGCGATCCGCTGCTCCTTCAAGCCTTCGCGGCAGCGATTGTACTCCAACTGCATATCCCGCATTAACCTCACGTCGCTTGGCGGGAATATTTCCGTCTCGTGATCGCACTCGTTGAAGATCAATGGATACCAAGGATAGAAGCGCTCGTTGTATGTCTCAGGCGATGCAGGCTCGCGCAGGAAATCCTTGTAGCCATCACAGACGATGTACAGGAGCCCGTCCTTGCGCGAGTAGATTTCCCACACGCAGCAATACTCGTTCTGCCGATCGTCCGACTTGCTGCCTTCGGTCCATTCCGCACCAGCCGCCATCTGCCGTGACATCGCCACCGGGTCCGGCCCTCGTACATCCCACTGCTTGTAGCTCGTGTGGCCGTCGCCAACATCAACGCCGTAAATTTCCTTGATGTCATTCGGCGACAGCATGAACTCCTCGGCCACCCATTCCGCGCCGAGGAAATGCCGAAGCTCGCAGCACTTGGTGTCGGGGATCACGTTGGTCGACAGCGGATAGTCAAACGTCAAACCCTCGCGCGCCATGAATTCAACTTGGCTCGATAGGTCTTGGATCAACAGCTTGAGTTGCTCGGCTTCCTTGCTGTCGGTTTCGGTGATCTCGTCGGCCATGTCAGCAGACAATCGCTCCAGCGTGGCGAGCCGCTCCGAGGCATCGGCGATGCCGCGCTCCTTGTCGGGCCGCTTCTCCATCACGCGCTCAAAGCCGAGCTTGACGTAACCCACGCCGGTTGTGATCGCACGGCGCACGGTGAGCTTCATCATGCTCTTGAAGGGGTGAACCTGTTCGCTGACGTTGTACGAATACAGAAGCTCAAGCGTGCGCCCGAGCTTGTCGAGCATCTCGTTCTCTTGCTTGACGCGCAGCGCGTCCTGGGCGATCGACATGCCCGCCTGCGCCATCCCCATCATGCCAGCCTGCATCGTCATGCCCGGCGGCATCCCGCCAGGACCGACCGCGCCGCCTCCCATCATCGATGGATCGTTCGGAGGCATACCGGGAGGCATACCGGGAGGCATACCGCCATTCATACCGGGAGGTGCAGCGCCGCCTCCCATCACCGAGCCAAGCAAGCCGCCGCCGGTCGCAGCCTGCTGCGCCATCATGCCGCCGGTCTGCACGATCTGCTGCAACTGGCTTTCGGTTTCATTCCACAGCGTGGCGTTCATCCGCTCACGGCGGCGCGCCACTGCCTTCGGATTTTTCGCATAGAGAAATGCGGTTTTTTGCGCCACCAATCTGAGCGTCAGGTTTGCCTTGTAACGCCGGTCGCTCGGCTCCTTGCTCCACTGCAGGCCCCACGCGAAATCCTGATCCTCGCGCATGCGCTTGAAGGCTTTTTCCCAGTGCCCCTTGGCGCTTTTGACACGCCCGCTCCAGGCGCTGACCAATTTCCTGCGCTGCTCCGGCGGGTCAGGCTCATCGCGCGGGATTGCTTCCTGCTCGGCTCCCATCACCTGAGACAGGATCGGCGACATGCCTCCCTCTGGGCCTATCGTCGGCGCGCCAGCCTCGGCCTCCATCGCCGACATCTCGGCATCGGGGTCATCGATTATAGCCATCCGTCTAGGCTCCTCTTGACCCGCTCGGCACCCTCACGGCGCTTGGTCTGCGCCCACATGGCGCGGAACGTCCCTTCTAGCACCTCGGGCTTTTCTTCGCGCTGGCGCTGGCGTGGCCGCATCTTCGACAGCCCCATGCCAATCAGCGACAGCGTGTCGACAAAATCATCCTTGGCCGCATTGGGAAACTTGAGCAGTTGGTCCTGCGCCTCGCCCCACCACCGCGTCCATGTCGGGAAATGCACCATCTTCATCGAGCTTCGCGCCTGGATCGACTGCGCGCGCTGCTGCTTGTCGACGGCTGGCACGATCGGATCGATCGCGCAGAACACGCGCTTCTCCATCATGCGCTTGCGCAGGAACGGCCCGATGCTCTTGCCGATGCTCCCGGCCTCGGCCCACCAAAACTGCGGCTTGTATTTCTCCATCAGCGAAACCATGCCCTCGACCGCGCCGTTGCTATCGAGCCGCATCCACACAACGTCGGGCATGATCCAGACGTGATCAGCTTGGTCGACGCCGACCACCATCAGGCATGATTTGTCTGCAGACTGATGCAGCGACACGGCATGATCGCTCGCGGCGTAGAAGCGCATGCTCTCGCTCGGCGGCAGATCGCGCATCGAGTTGTAGCCAACAAGGTCGGACGTCCGAAAGAACGCGCCCTCGCGCGGTGATGGCTGACCCTGGTAGAGCGCCTGGAAGCCGCGCGGATCGGAGGCGCGTATCTGCTCAAGGTACTCGGCGTCGAAGCGCTCCGGCCACAACGCCTCGCCGGGCTTGCGCCCCAGCACATCGTCATCGAGCGCCAATGCAGGCAGATCGATCGAGTGCCACAGCCGCGCTTCCTCGATCGAGTAGTGCGGGTTGAGCGGATCGGTAAGCCGCCCGATCAGGTCGTCTTCGGTCCAGCGCGTCTGGATCACAACGATGGTGCCGTTGCGGTTCATCAGCCGCGTGCGCAGCACTTGGTTGTACCACTGCCAAAGCTGATCGCGGATCAGGATGCTGTCGGCTTCTTTCCGATCCTTGATCGGATCATCGAGCAGGATGGTATGCGCGCCGCGTCCAGTGATCGCTGAGCCGCGACCAACCGCGAAGATCACGCCGCCCGCCGTCGTCTCGACGCGGTTCACTGCGCTGGATTTTGCTTTGATCGCGAGATCGGGAAACACTTGCTTGTACTGCGGCGTCAGAATGATGTCGCGTATCTTGCGGCCCAAATCCCAGGAGTAGTGTTCGTTGTAGGTCGCGACGATGATCGAACGCTCGGGATGCTTGCCGATGTACCACGCTGGATACATGCAGGCGGCGAGCGTGGTCTTGCCGAAGCGCGGGCCGAGCGACATTTTCAGCCGCTTGAATTTTCCCTTCTCGACCTCCTCCAGCGCCGCGCCGATGACGCGGTGAAACTTTTGCGGCTTGTAAAGCGACAGCGCCGGGTCGTCGGCGTTCTCGGGGTCGGGCATCATCAGGCGCGTAAAGTCGATCAGGTTCTCGCGCGCAAGCAGGATCGCCCGCTTGCGCTTCAGCAACAGCAAAAACCGATTATCTACGACGCCACCGTCCATCAGTATTTCGGCGCTTTTGGCCGCCCCACTGGGTTCGGATGCTTGGTGATGTGCGGCGGCACCACGCGCTTGCTGACCGTGCCGGTGACCTTGCGCGGGGCGATCGGCGTCAACGGCTTCTGCGGCACATTGCCGACCGGCGAGGTGTGGTGCGTTGTGTCGTCTTTGGTCGGTGATTTGGGTGGTTCACTTGCCATTTGAGCCTCCAGTGACTACTTTAGGTTTTCTTTAGTGTTGGGAGATTTGCGATGGTCTTGAGAGTTGCGAAAGAAGGTGGCCGGTGGCATGAGCCGCCGTACACCGAGGAAGAGGAGCTTGACCTCTACCGGATGATGGCTGGCGGGCCGTTTACAGTTGTGCATCCTGGCCCTCCTGCTGCCGCTGACCCATCGCCCCTGCCCCCAGAAGTGCTGCGCCAGCGAGCGCAGGCAGCAACCCCTTCCCGATGGCGGCTTCCAGACGATCGACCCAGCCGGGGCCGT